GAGATGAACCATCTTGGTGCAGCTCTTATAGCAAAGCCTGCGATATTTGAAAGTAAGATGAATGAAATTTTTACTGCACATAGATATTCTGATAATCCACTAACATCCAATCTGATAGGAATGGGAAAAGAGGAAACTATTGGACAATCTAGTTGGGAGTGGCAGTTAAAAGGAGCAACTACAAGACCATTAGTCTCTGTAGAAAACATTGAGTCTGGAAATAATACACCAGGCAAAGGTAAACAAACTTTCAAGTTAAAACTTGATGAAAATTGGTATGTACCTGGTGATATAATTTTCCCTGGAACATCTAATAAAAAATATCAATGTAGAGTACAAGAAGAAGTAATGAAGAGTGGTACAGGTACTATTTATATGGTCAGACTGATGTCTGATGATAATAATGCATTTGTTCCTCCTGCTTTGTTAGCTGCTGGTCAACAATGGGGTAAATTGTTCTCACAATATGAGGAAGCTGCTGAACAATCAGGTAGTACTCAATATAGTATGCCTATTGATTTAATGAATAGAATGGGTCGTTATAGAAAGAAGTATAAAGTTACAGGTGATGCTGCTGACGAAGTACTTGCTGTAAAAATTCAAGCTAAAGATGGCAGCTGGCATAATAGTTGGGTAAAATATGCTGAAGTTGAATATTGGCAGCAATGGTATAGAGAACTCGAAAGAGGGTTCTGGTATTCACGTAGTACTGATACAGTATTAGGTGCTAATGGTCGTCCTATTATGACAGGACCAGGACTTCAAGAACAACTTGAAGATAGTCATATTCATCGTTACAGTTTTTTAACTGCAAAATTGATTGAAGAGTATTTAATGGATATTTTTTATTCAAGAGTTAAGCCTGGCGCACAAAGGAAAATTAAAGCTTTTACAGGTGAATATGGTATGTTAATGTTTCATAGAGCAATTCAAGATTGGGCAGAAAAAACAGGCTTCATTCAAATTGTACAAGATTTGACAATTGGAAAAGCTAATTCTCCTTATATGGATAATGCACTTTGGGGTGGTTATCAATTTACAAAATATAAAATGGCTAATGGTGCTGAACTTGAATTAGTACATAATCCATTATATGATGATAAAGAGATTAACTTTGAAATTGACCCATTAACAGGATTTCCAATTGAATCTCAAAGGATTACATTTCTTGATTTTAGTGGTCAAGGTAGTGCTTCTAATTTGAGAATTGTAAATAAAAAGAATGGTTATAAATTAGGTTATGTAGCTGGTCTTACCAATCCTTACGGACCTAACAATGGTAAATTGATGAGTCATTCAGGTAACTATTATGAAATGCATGTTGAAAAACAAGTAGGACTTCATATGGAAGACGTAACTAGATGTGGTGAACTTATCCTTTCTAGGAATTAATAACAGAAACGTTCATTGAAAAAGCTGTAGCAAAACATGGGAATAATCATATTTATTCCCATGTTAATTATATAAATGGCTTGACAGAAGTAAAAATTATATCATTCAAAAATTTATTTTGGTAGATATATTGGATGTTTTAATATAGATTGTAATTTAGAATCATAAAAAGAGTATATTTGTAAAATTAAAAGTAAAATAATTATAAACTAAAAATAGAAAAATGAGTTTAGTAGAGATTAGACCAGTAGAAAAAATGAAATGGCATGGTAAAAAAGGAAATGAAAATTTTACCCAACCAACAATACTTGAATGTTTATTTGACCCAACAACAGGTCAATATGCAACAGGGTTGGATGAACCAACAAGAAAAAGATTAGAAAAAGTAACAGGTTATGACTTATCTAATAACTATGGAGATAAGCCACATCCTTTTTGGAACTCAACAACAGCTAAAATAAAATTACCAGCAATGACATCAATTTTTAATACTGAGAAAGCAATTGATGAAATTAAAGTTCATGTTTTAAAAGCTAGTAAATTTGTAGCTAATTCATTAAGAGAATATGAAGAAGGATTATTTCCTGAAGCAACTCATATTATATATGATGAGAAAGAAGAAGTAAAAGTTAAAGCTAGTAAAATACAAAGAAAAAATAAAGCTAGGAAATTAGCTATGAAGATGTCGAATGATGAAAAAATAAATATTATTCAAATTTTATCATTCAAATCACTTAAAGGCAGAAGTGCAGATTTCCTTGATGTTGAAATTGAAAATTTAATAGAAGAGCAAACATTACAATTTTTAGATTATGCACAAAAAGACCCTGCTGATGTTTATTTGAGAGCAGCTATTTTAGAAGGTCTTCATAGAAACATACTAACAAAAGAAGGTAATGTAGTATTATATATGGGTGATAAAATTGGACATAATATTGATGAAGCAGTTAAATATTTTGCAGACCCTAATAATCAAACAATAAAAGCATCAATACTTGAAAAACTAACAGTATAATGAGTACAATTGGTAGTATAAAAAATATGCATTATGATTTCAAGCAAAAATTAAACAGGCTTGATAGTAATAAATATACAGGGCTTAATATTCCTCAAATTGATAGGAAGTTAAATGAAGCTTTGAATTTATATATATTATTAGTTGCACAACCAAGAATAAAAAATCAATTGGGATTTGAAAAGATACAAAGAACAATAGATGATATTAAAGAATTAGTAGCTGATAATATAGAATTAGCAGTTAGTATGCCACAAAAAAATATTAATTATGTGACTGCTATGCTACCAGATGATTATTTGTATTACTTATCAACATCAGAATTACTAGCAACTAAAGATGATTGTGTAAAACAAAAAATGAAAACTATTGTTATTAAACATGATAATAGAAGTAATAATTCTGAATTTTATAATTCTGATTTTGATTGGAGAGAATGTAATATAAGATTTTATGAACATGGTATTAAATTATTTTTTAATAATTTTCTTATTGATAGTTTTAAGATTGATTACATTAAAAAACATCCTTATATTCATAATGCAGAAGGATTTATAGGAGGAACTTATAATTTACCAGATGGTACTGAATTAACAGGATTTCAAGATTGTATCTTACCAGATATTACACACATGGAAATTGTTGATTTAGCAGTATTATTAACAGCAGGTAATTTAGAATCACAAATTTCTTACCAATTTAAAATGAATAAATTATCAACTGAACAGTTGATTCTTAATAATTAATAAATAATAATAATTAATAAAAATTACAACTATGAGTAGAAACAATGATGTATCCAAGGTGTTATTTCTTCCTGAAAAAGCTGCTAAAGCTGCTGGTTCAAGAGTAGGTGCACTTGCAAATGGAGAATGGGGAGTATTTAATTATGATACTGGATTAACAATTACAGCAACAACAATAACTGCTGCAACACTTCCTAATAATTTTTTTATTGCCTATGTAGGTGATGGAACTTTAGGTGAAGCTGGTGAGATTTATTTTTCAACAGGAACACACATACAAAAAAGAAATTTGAGATATTATACTCAAAATAATCCTGTTACAGCAACAGGACAAGTAATTACAGTAAGTGGATTAGAAGCTCAAAGTGGCTCTGGTGCTGATAATTATGACTATGGTATTAAATTTGATTTTAGAGGAAATACTGAACTTTACCAAAGATTTGGTATGAATCAAGCTAGTAAATTTGCAACAGCTAATACTAAATGTGTAGGTAATGGTACAGCATCTGACGATGCTGATGCTGAAGTAGTAGCACAATGGGCAAAACAAATTGCAAATGATACTGACCAATTTATTAGTTTCACAGTAACTGGTACTGGTATTGGTACATCTGGTGGTAGTGGAGGTAGTGGTACTCCTGGTATTACATTTACAGCAAGTGGTAATGCAGGTACTGTAGGAGCATGGACTGATAATGATGCAGCTACAGCAAATATATCTATTACAGAAACAGAAGCACTTGCTTTTATAAGAGCTTATGCTACAACTTCAACTGACCTTTCAATAGCATTTACAATAGATGTATTTTCATCTACTTATTCATTCTGTAATGTAAATCCTAAGTATTTTAAACAAAGAGGTATTAAAGCTATTGGTTCTTTAGTTGCTGAAAATTGTACTTTTGGTACTATTACTGAAACTACACCTATGGTGTATGAAGAAGGTGCTGGCAATCTAATTTAAATGGATTACCATTTATGGGTGCTGAATTTATAGCAATAAAAACAGCTAAGTATACTGTTAGTGTTTTATCTTATGACCAATATTCAGTAGGTGGTTGGATGGAATATTTAAACAATCAAAGTACTTATATTATTCTTGTTGAAAGTCCTGCTTCTAATGCTGGTTATCCAAAACCAATTTTGGATAAGATTGGTGTAGCT